GTCTTCGGTGAGAACCGTTTGCCACGCTGCACCATCCCATACCTTGAACTCGGAATGGTTCGCCTCCGTAGTTACCTGCAAGTCACCGACGCGCAACGGCGCGACTTCGTCCGGCGCGGCGACAGAATGTTTTACGTAAATTCGTTGATCGGCCTGGATCCACGCGCCGCTAGGGCGCGACGGAACTGCAGGAACATACCCAGGCGGCTGCGCGCCGGGGCCGGTAGCCGTCACGGTGATAGCAGACACGCGCCCCATTGCCGTGTCATCTAGCTCCACGTCTCCATCGCCAGGTACGTTAATGACGTAACCGTGGGCGTGCGCCAATATGGCTTGTGAAACCGCCGCTGTCGCCGCCTGCAACGTGGCGCCAGCAGGGATCGTCACGGGAACGACTGCCTGCCCCAGCGCCGTGTTGCCTATAGTGATCTGAATAGTGACGTCCGCAGCCAGCGGCGCGCCCTGCATGTCGAAGGCCATCGTCCACGTATTGAACCCGCTAGTAACCGTGAACGACTGAGTCATCAGGTAGCCAGGCGGCACGCCGCCAGGAGGTGGCTGTGCAGGCGTGCCGCCGATGAGCGTGCCGCCGTCCGTGTCCCAGACATAGGCGCGGCCTAGCGGGTTGCCGGCGTTATCCTCGCGGATGATGTACGTCACATCCGAACTCGGCGCAGCGGGCAGGTTCGCCACGCGGTCGACCAAGATCAGCGGATGCGCAGCCGTTTGTGGCAGGATCTGCTCAAAGTCGGCGAGCGTGTTCTGCCGCGCGTTACCGTTGCGGCGCAGAAGGCCAAAACCGCCGGCGCCGTCGAGATCGTCGACATAGACCAGTTGATTGACGGGTAGAGCCGCGTCGTCCAGCGCGTTCAGCGCCGCGCTATCGGCGACCCGCAGCAACGAACCGCCGCCAATAGGCGTCCAGTCTGACAGCGCCCCCGAAGCAACGTTGCCGTTTCGCACATAGGTCAGCCCGCTAGCCTGTATGTAGTACAGGTCGCCGGTACTCGACGGGCCGCCAGGGATCAACGGCGGTCCGATAACCGCTGGCGCCGATGCCGCCAGCAACGCCGTTTCGTCGGGCACGACGTGCGTACCGCCACCACCGCCGCCGGCGGCTATCCACCTGTTCACATGCCACAGCCACAGCTCGCCAGTATCGGCCTGATAGACCAGCTGGCCGTCGACGATTAGCCGCGTGTCGATTGCCGCGCGCGCCGCCGCATCAGCGACACTAATCACCGCGTCGTTTGCGATCTTCCGCCAGTCAGTCGCGTCTCTGACCCACAGAGTCCTCTCGGCATTCGCGAATCGAATGTCGCCTTCGTTGCCTCCCGGCGTGCTACGAACGGCATGCTCGTCGGCAACAATTGCGGCTGCCGATAGCGGATAAACCCAGGCATTGCCCTGCGCGTCCCAAATGCGCAACGACCGGTCGCCGAAGACGAAATAGGTGTCGCCGTCGCCGGCGCCGGCCGCGGGAACCTGCCCGGCCGCTTGGACCACGTGGAACGGCGCCATTGCGGGCGGACGCGCACTACCGCCACCGCCGCCACCGCCGCCGAACTGCGTCCATTTCTCGTCGTTGAACTCGCCGCGCGCAGGGTCGGTGACGGCCAGGTAGAACTTCTTGCCGACCCTGACCACCTCACCGCGCGAGTAACTAGCGCGTTCGTCCCAAGGACCGCGGAAGGAGATGATCGGCACGCCGCGCTTTTCTATCTCGGTTCGCGCCTCGAGGTAGCCGCCGTTCTGCTCGATCCAGCTCGCTGCCTTCCGCACGTCCTCCTGGATCTTGACGAGGTGCGGCATCGGCACGTCGAGGGTATCGCCCGTGTCGTAGGCGAGCGTGATGCCCTCGCCGGTCCAGTCGCCGGCCACGAGAAACGGCGCGTCCTTGCCGTCCTTGCCCGGCTTGCCGTCGCGCCCTTGCTTGCCCTCTGGACCGCGCTGCCCTCTTCGCACGAGCATGGACGGCCGACCTGCCATCAGGCCAAACAGCGAGCCGTCATCGATCCACAGGTCGCCTTCGCGCAGAGTCTCGGCCTCTGGCTTCAGGCCGCGCCAGCGGAAGCCGCCGGTGCCGACGCGCTCCCAATCGGGAGAGTCTAAATCGTTTGCCGTGTCGCGCCGTGCGATGAAGTGCTGACCAATGTGACCCTGAACTACAGTGCCTTCGCGGTGAACGCCAGGAACCCAAGCTTTTGACTCGACACCGATGCCTGGCTCGCCACGAGCAGCTTCTATAAAGGCCGGAGAGGCTGCTAGCGCCTTCGCAACGTCGCCGGGGTTGGCGTCGTTGCCGTCCGCGCCGCGCGGCCCCACAGGGCCAATGTCGCCCTTCTCGCCACGCTCGCCTTGTGGGCCTTTTGCCTTGGCTATAAAAGCTTCGTCTTGCGCTAGGAGATCTTTGACGACTTCTGGCGATGCATCTGTGCCATCACGGCCTGGCGCTCCAGGATCACCCTTCTCGCCTTTTTCACCATGCTGGCCGTCGGCTCCGCGAGGGCCTCGCACATATTCGATGAACTTCGTGTCAGCGCGGAGGGATTCAACAATCTCATCAATGTCTACCTCTACCGGAGGACCAGCAGGACCTATAGGGCCTTGTGGGCCAGACGGACCTTGCTGTCCGGGAGACCCCTTGACTGCCGCCAAGAACTCAGTCTGCCCAGTGAGTATCTTGGCAACAGCCTCGGGATCAGAATCTTTACCATCCTTTCCTGGCTCACCGCGGCACAGCTCACGGAATTCAGGAATAGTCTTGAGGAAATTAGCAACTTCAATAGGATCTGCATCTCGTCCTGGAGCGCCATCAGCACCACGATCCCCGCGAAGTCCAACTGGTAGTGCGAATGACTTGAATCGCCCATCTTCAAGAGCAATTACCAGCTGCGAATCAATCTGAGCAATATCAGCAACACCAACTCCATCGCTGCCATCCTTTCCATTTAATCCTGGCTTACCTTCTGGGCCATCGTCACCTTTCAATGCCTCAGGGATCGAAGCACGCAGAGCATTCAACTCTTCAGTAAAGCGAGCGCGCTCTTCCTTAACGATTTCGCCAATCGCTTCAAACAAGGCTTTTTCGTTTGAAATACTCATGCGGCTATGGCTTTCTTAATGGCATGAAGGTAAAGCACCTTGGCATCTTCTGCATCAAAAGGCTGAGGCTCTTGTAAAACTGGCTCAGCAGGAGCAGGAGGCTCTGGTGTCTTTGCCAAACGATCGACTGGCGTCATTTGCGCCTGTAGGAATGTAGTCTCACCACCTTCAACCGGAGGCAAGCCTTCAAAAGACCGCGCCTCATTTGGCGCCATCAATCCGCCTTGAACTGCCTTCGTAAGACCATCAACACGAGTAATAAAGTCAGTTCGCAGAATGGCAGATGTGTCTAGCTCGATATACTCATCAGCTCCGAGCTTGAATGCCTTATCAAACGAACGCTCAATGTTCTCAAGCAGAGAGCCAAGACCAAAGGCAAGCCAATGCTGCGCAAGCTGCTCAGCGTTATTAAGCGTGGCATGCGCAAGGTCAGCAACAATTGGAGGTGGCACGCCAAATACACGGCACACATCTTCAATAGTCATGCGCTGCGCTTCCATGAGCTGTGCATCCTGTGACGTAATCGACATTTGCTGGAACTTGAGGCCGCTCGCAAGAATTGGAAAGCCACCCTGATTCCAGCTCTTTGCCTGCTCATCGAACGCTGCTCGCAACTGGCGCATCTGCTCAAGCGTAAGTTTTTCGTCTGTCGAGAGAATGCCAGATGGCCGGCGCATCTGCGTAAAGAATGCCGCCTGCGATTCACTAAGCGCGACATTGATTCCGATCGCCATCGCAGCTGCAGAAATTGGAGTCTCTCCGACAAGCGGATGACGAGGTGTGTGCTGACGAAAGTGAATGATGTCCCGCGCAGGAATCATCAATGTAAGATCAGTGGCAACAAGCGGATTGCCATTTTCAGCAATGCCATAGAAGGCTTCTTTCGTTTCTTGGTCGATGTAAACTTGCCAAGAGCCTTGTGGGATGCGATGCAATGCAATCGGAACAAATCTATCGTCGCGGATAATCAGCGAGATGGATTCTCCACGAAACATAAGCTCAGCCACAGTGTTCAGAATATACTGTGGCCAAGTTTCATAAATATTCGGATTGCGAAATAACCGTGCTTGCCAAGAGTCACGCCTGCTCTCATGGCGTCCATTGGCATTCACAATCTTGTGCTTCGGATAACAAAGCGAAATCGCTCGTGCGTTAGCCATTACGCACGCATAAACAATCGGCACAAGCTGTGCCTGACGTGGATTTAAATTGCGCTGCCAACCTTCAGCAAGACGATCAATCTGATACCAGCCACCAAGCTCACCTTGACTCCAAAACGGCCCGCGCCAAGAGCCTTCAGCGCCACGCCAAGATGAAAGCCAAGACTTAATTTTCGTCAGTGGTGTCATCTGCAGCAACCTTTAATTTCCTGAGCTTCGCACCTACTGGCTCTGCTTTTAGCTGACGTGTCTTGTATTCCTGTGCTGCCTTGAGATCTGCTGTCTCTTCGATATTGAGCTCTTCGTACAGCGACTTGCTGAGAGCCTTTGCCCGACCATCCTCCACCATCTGCTCCGCCAGAGTGCGGTCGATCGCCCTGACGCGTTTGCCGTGCGGCGTGATGCACAGGATGGCAGCGATCATCAGGCGATGCTCACAGTGAGTTTGGTAAGACTGTCGGTTGCGTGGTTGTTCGTCACCGTCACCTGCGCGCCGGCATGCACTGCTCCAAGGCTGGCGCCCCACTGAGCTGCGGCGGCGATAGCAGTAGCTGCCTGCGTCCCTGTCGTACCCTGCGGCAGATTGACAGTGAACGTCACGTCTGCCGCTGCGCCAAGCGCGAAGACCACGGTAGCAACCTTAGCTTGCGCAAGCGGCTGGCTGTGGAAGTTGAGGTCGATGAGCGCATCCGCGCCGGGTGCCGCTGGCAGGCCAGTGATGGTGGCCGACGGCGCCGGGGCCAAAGGCGCATTGGCACAGCCAGTCGGCGGAACGCTGGACCACAACGATCCGAGAATGTGTCGCAGGCCGGCAGTGTTGGTTACACGGCGGATGCGTCGTCCGTACGTGCCAGAACAGTAGATTTCGACGGGCATAGCGAGCTCTCCTCCCAAGCGAGGCGGCCCCGAAGGGCCGCCCCGTACCTACGTCACCATGACAGTCCGGTGAAGTGAACGACTGCGTTAGGCTGCAGAACACCCCAGCTGACGGGCGTCACGGCACGCACGCCCACCGAGTAGGTCTGCCACAGCGAACGCGCCGTCGCGCCGGTAGCCACCGCGCCGCCGGTCGCCGCCCCGAGCACCGGGATACCGCCGTTCTGCGCGACCTGCCCAGCCGTGCCGTTGCTATGCGTCGGTGCGTTAGTGTCGGCATTCGCCTCGACTACCGTCGCCACGTCGGACACGTCGAACATGGTCATGTCGAACGCCGTCGCCAGGGCAGAGGCGTCCAGGAGGATAGCCGTGCCCTGCGGGACGTTGAGCGACTTGACCACTTCGATACCGAGCAGGCGGTTGCCGTTCATCTCGGCCTGGAACATGAACTCGCCCAGCGGCGAAGTCATCAGCCCGACGCTCATCGCGTCGCGCGTATTGACGAGCAGCACAGGGCGCACGCCGAGACCCGCATTCGTCAGCGCTGCAACGCCTGCCTTGATGTCGGCCACAACGGCATCGACGCCGCCGCCAGTAGTGCCAGTGGTCGCGGTCACGCCATTGGTGATGCCGGCGGGCTGAATTCCAGCCACTGCGGCAGCAGAACCTAGGAACACACTGTCAAGCATGATCGAGGTGTCGTCCAAAATAGCCTGACGGATGACTGCCTCAATCGACGGCGTGGAGCGCTCGGCAAGTTCGCGAGTAAATGTCGAGATCACGGCCATTTTGAAACGTGAAAGCTTGGTGGATCCGACAGAAATGCGGCCAAGCGGGATCGCGCCGCCCTCGCCGACGAAGGCGCCGCCGAGAGTAGTGCCAGCCGCCCGAGTATTGCGCCGCGGGATAGTTACTGAATCGTAGCCGTCGAAGTTTACCATCATGGAGCGCGATGCCAGCGCAGCTGCGACCGACGTCGGCGTTAGCAGATCGAGAAAGCCGCGCGTGTCGTTCTGAACCAGCTCCTGCGCCCATCCGGCAGTGAAGGTGGTCGCGACAGGAACCGCTGTCTTAGTTACATCGCGCACGGCCTTGATCGCAGCGTCCTTCTCATAACGCTCGGCAATAACCTGATCGGGCGTCTTGCGCTGAACGTGCGCCAGGAACTCGATAGTCGCGTTCTTGACCCACAGCTCGCCGTCAGCCTTCTTCGTGCTGTGAACGATGGCCGGAGCGGCGCTCTTGACCTTCTCGGCCAGCGTGGCCTCGGCCTTCTTCAGCGTGTCGACGTACTTGACGGCCTTCTCGACCTGAGCAGTAAGGTCATCCACCTGCGCGAGCAAGGTGTCGTCGTCGGGGGTGTCTTCCAGAGACTTGGTCAGATCGACCAACTGGTCCTTCTTGGCGAGCAGCTCGTTCTGAGCAAGCTCAATACGGTCGGAGAGAGTCATTTCGAAATCCTCGTCGTTGTGCGCTTGGCCGCGAGAATCGCCGCCTTCGCGCGTTGCAATGTGTCAACTGGCTTGCCTGACGTGGCAAAGGCCTCGGGCGAGAAGCCGAAGGCCTTGATCACCGACAGCGCCTGCGGGTGCGCTGGCACCACGACGACAGACACCTCGGTGAGGATGGATTTGGTGTAGCGGTAACCCTGCGGGCTAGTGCCCTTGATCAGCTCAAACTCGAGCGGCCGGAAACCGATGGACGCCGCCAGACGGACGCCGCTGGTGAGTAGCGCCCGAATCATGTCGGCTGTTTTCGAGATCCCGGCGTCGAACAGCTCGAGCGTCGCATGGGTCTGCTTGCCGACGCGGCGGATGTTCTTCCACAGCCCGATCATGTCGTCCATGTCGCCAGAGTGATCGACCTGCGCCGGAATGCGGTCGGAGACTGGCGTCAGCCCGGCCTGAACGACGATGTCGTTGACCAGATCTGGATCTTCAGAGGAGATGACGAACGAGTAGGTGCCTGGAGCTGCAGCCTTCTCGACATTCAGCTGCGTGCCGACCTTGTGGATCAGCTTGCTGGCGGCCTTTCCAGAGCAATCGCGATTCGCCCACATGCTGTAGCAAACAGCATTGGACTGAGCAATGTATTCGGAGGGGTCTTCTTCCTGCCTTGCAGCAACGCAGACAGAATGAAATTCATCTTCGCTATCGTAATTGCACGGATCCGGCATGTTGTAGTATCTCAATCAAAAGAGTGATGGAAGAACCTTGAAGTCCGTCCGTAACTGCCTCACCTAGGTCCTCCTCGGCTTGCCAGTTCTTTCTGGTTTTGGAGTCCGTCCGTGACTGACTCGCCTCGGTCCATCCTCGGCTCGTCAATCCGCCCGGTTCGCGTTTCATCGTGGCCGGTTTCACGCTGCGGCGAATGCTGCAGCGCCAGAGCCTTGCTACTCCATGCGCTACCGGGCTTCGCCCGGCTGCCGCCCTACCAGCGGTGAGTGCGTTATACACCTTCGCGCCCGAACGGACAAGTCTGATTGCTGGGCCGTGGCGCTCGCGCTCCGCTGCACTTTGCAACTCGCTGCGGAGTCTTATGCCGTCCTTGGCCTAATCTGCTGCGAAGCTCAGGCACTGGAGAATTCACTTTATATTTCTACAGGCAATTATAACCTATAGTTTACAAATGTCAACCTGAGATTTATACTATAAAGATTTGTCTACCCGACTAATGACAAGACGTTAAAAGTATCTCCTGACTTGAAAGCTGCCATCACTGCAGCTACTAATGGATCAATTCGTTGCGTTGTTTTACTCTTGTCTAGCTTGATTGATCCAGCAGCATCTGAAACAGCAATCGCATTCGAAGCCGCAAGCGTCAGCAACGGATGATTGCCATGGCAGATCTTGTGATCGATCAAAAGATTCTCAAAGTGTTCGCAGCGCGGAGAGAAATCCTTATATCCCTGCCCAACTGAATTCCATTCCGCAGTCTGGCCAAATCCAACTGCGTCAGCGTGACCTCTTGCGATATCAATGCGCCACCGATCATACTCGATTGAATTGAGAACGATATTTAGGCGGTCTAGTTCAGCTCTTAAATGAGCGAACATTTGCTCGTAATCAACAGACCTGCCAGGTAATGCAAACATCAGCCCTTGCTTCACCCACATGTCGTAAGGCGCGCGGTCTACGCGCGCCCGCTCTTCAATGCCTTCCAGTGGCGTGTATATATAAGGCAGCAAATGGACATTGCCGAAGTCGTCTTTCGCAGCAAGCACAGCTGCTGTCAAGTCGATTCGTGCCGACAAGTCTAACCCACACGCTGCCCCGTACCGCTGGAAGACTCCAATATCTGGTTGATTGCCGTTCGCCTTCCAGATTTTTGGACTGATCCAAAGTTTTTCAAGAGCAATGCGATTATTTAGCAGAAGATTCCGTGCTGCTGCTTCTTTCGTTGACAAGCGATCGGCTTGCTTCAACTGCTCTTCAAGATCTTTTCGTGAGCGGAATACTCCAAGCGCTGGATTTGCAAACTGCCATTGCTCTTCGTCCATTAGATCGCAGTTGTCATCTGCGGCATAGACATGGCACACAGTATGTGGATCGCCACTTCGTTCTGCATCATCGATGAGAAGCGACAGCATATCAGCGTCAGATGGAGCTTGAGTCGAGATATAAACGATGAGCGGAGTTTCGTGCGCGCCCTGCGACGTTTCAATAGCTTCCACAAACGAGCTATTAGGTCCTACAACCTGACCTGTCTCATCAAGAATCGCAAATACTGGGCTAAGCCCTTGCGCTCTTGAGCCCTCGGCAGCAAGCGCGTGATACTCTGTGCCCATCAACAAGCCTTGAAGAGCTTTTCGTGATGGTGTGTCTTTTACAATGCCGTAAAGGTCAGGCGACTGCACAACCATCTTGGCTGCAAGCTTGTATACGAGCGAAGCTTGATCACGTGATTGAGCACCTGAAACTAGCTGGCTGTTTTTCTTCGACTCAGGTCCGACCAGATGAGCAAGAAGAAGTGCAGCAATAAGCGCAGTTTTTCCATTCTTGCGTGCAATCGAGAGAATAGCCTTTCGTGTGATGTGTGGATTGTCATAGATCGCTAGAATGAAGATCTCCTGAAACAGCAACAGCCGAATAGGCTGACTGACATGAGCGCCTTCAGGTATCTTAAGGTATGTCTCAATGAAGCGACAGACAAGCTCACCGCGCGTGAGTTCACTGACTTTCAACTCTCGCCAATTGCGAACCTCTGGAATCGGGCCAGATTTGATCGCTCGAGTTATGTATGCGGGAAATTCCATACTACCTCATTGAAGCGACAGGCAACATTGGATTAACTACATCTGGATTGACTTTCTCGTCAGCGTCACGCTTGCTTATGAGCTCATTCTTGAGAGCATTTGCGCCTGATCCATCTGGAACCTGCAGCTTTAGGATCGACAGAAGTCTATGGAAATCCCATGTCATTGACTGTCTAATGCCGACCATCGGATTTCGATAATGCTTGCCCCTATCGTCAATAAACGTATAGCCGTGTTTCTCGATAGCCAAATCAATTTTATGAAGCTTCAATTCAGCCTTAACCAACCTACAAAGCAGATGCATTTCGTGGTCAAGCCACATGTCCGCAGGCTTACCGCGAATATACAGGTTCCAAAGTCGAAGCTCCTCTTCTGACTTCAGATTACTGCCTTCTGGCGGCTCCGGGTAGTCATTGATCTTCGAGACGCCAGCCTTTACCTCATCTAGGATGCGTCTTTCTTTTGCTGGAGTTCCCTTGATAAATGACCCATCTGGGCGCACTCTAAATGACATATCTGGGCGCATTCTATTAGCAGCCTCAATTTCCTGCGCTAGATTTTTAACTCTCATGCTGTCTTTGACCGACAAAAAAGGAGGGGTAGCTAAAAACCCGGTCAACGGCGTTGTTTCTGGGGCTCAATTTCCTGGGCCCTTGCCCCCGACCGGTCGTGGAGGCGGGGGTTTTGTCGTCTGACCCCCCCTCCCCGGCCGTCTACCACGCAGACCTTCACTTGTCAACGTTCCATGGATGCTCAGGATCATTCGGATATCCATTTGAATCGCATCCACGATATGGATTCAATTCATCTCTCTGCTTCACACAGTTATGGCATCTCTCACATAATGCTTGAAGATTATCTATGCTCAGAGCTAGGTGCGGAGCTGATCTTCTAGGAATGATGTGATCGATATAAATCTTCCTATCCACCACACCACACATCCTGCATCTTGTTCCATATCGAGATATAGCCCTCTGTCTAAGCTTTCTCCATTCCTTAGATTTGTAAAATGGATCATTAGGCATGAGATGTACAGCCCAGATATCTCAATGCCCATCTCTTAAATGTTCGCTCATTCATTATGACATATCCAACATCGAGCTCAATGTGTCGAGCTGATACTGCAAACTTCCATGGCTCTCGATTCTTACGAAATGCCAGCACTGGTTCATGGCCATTAACCTTTGATGCAACTGCACACTGATGCCAAGCGCCATCAACATCTAGGTTCTCTACGCGCTTAACCTCAAACGAGAATGGATGCACAACGATGTCAGCACCACCATCTCTCGTCTGCTCGAGATTGCGTTCAGCATTCAGATTCAAGTGCTCGGCGATCCAGCGACACATCTGCTGCTCGCCTGCTCTTCCTTTTGCGCGCCCGTTCATTGCAATACACATACACGATCGCGCGCATAAAAGCAACCTTCAATCTTTCTGCAGTTCAGCCATCTCACGATTAAACTCGTCCATGTCTATCGGCTTTGGCCCTTCATCGTCATCGTCTAAACGAATACCAGTCATGTGCGGCTTCTTTGCATCCGGCTCTTTCTTCGTATCTCGGTTCGTGTCTCGGCCTGTTCTATACGCGAGCGAAAACACATGCTGGCAGATCCTCAACTGCTGATTCGTCAGCTTCCGTTTGCCCATTGCTGCTTGGATGTACATCTGGCAGATCATGTCGATGTCAAAAGCATAAGGCTTGAGAAGCGGCGGAATAGGATAAATATCAGACATAGCCATGTAGCATCCTGTTAAAAATCTTCTAAGGTGTCGACTTATCTACTAAAAAATACCGAAATCTGCCGATGCGTCTGTAAGTGACTGTTTTTGTTCGTGTTTTTGGTGTCCCAACCCAACCACGGGGCCGCCACCCGCCCAATCTACCAAAAATACCACAATCTACCAAAAACTTGGTAGATACGACTCGGCTGTAAGTGACTGTTTTTGTTTGTGTTTTTGTGTGTAAATATTCAATCTACCAATCTACCAAGCTTTCCCGTTTCCCCCCAAACCGACCCCCCCGGCCCCGCCCACACGTCAAAACTTGGTAGATTGGTAGATTGACCACTTTTCCCAGCTAGAACAACAACTTGCGTCTACCAAGCGCTTGGTAGATTGTGGTATTTGCCGGTAGATTGGGCGCTCCCGGGCGGTTCCGGACAGGTCCAGGTCGGCCCCAGACCACGAATTGGGTAGGCGTGTGGAGAGGTAGGGTTTTCCCGGGGTATGGGGCAGGGTGAACCCTGCTCCAGGCCCCGGATGGCAGTCGGTAGATAGAACTACCCTTCAGTGAACTGTATTATCTTTTCTGCCTTCAAGTTTTCTCTTTCTCTTCTCTGCTCGTGCAGCCTTCCTCTCCTCTGCTTTATCTTGCATCGCCTTCTTGCCTTTGCTGGCTGCTATCGCTCTGCTAACGAGTTCTTCGTAATTCTCTTTATTAATCAGACTTGGATTAATTGAAAATGTCTCATGACCCTTCCTTGTCTTTTCTTCTCTCTGGCTCAACACGCCGGAATCAACAAGGCCTCGAATCACGACTCCTTTTGCTCTTACAGGATCACCATGAAATGACTTCTCTGTAAATCTGTCAAGCGCCTTGCCACGAAGCATAATGTTCAAGAATGTCATACTGATTACAACTGCGCCATCTTCCTCAGACCAATAAGAATCGCCATTCACCCAGTGGTTTCCTTTTTCTGTGATGCTGGAGACGAAATTCGCAGAGAGCTTATTCACATCGCTAGCAAGCACACCATGCTGCGCGTTGTATGCCACAACTTCGTCAATTGCGTCCTGCCTCTCGATAGCGTAATCCAGGTGCTCTTTTGTGGCCTTCGGCAATACGTTCTTGTCGCCGGCTGCAGCCCAGTCTGCGATCGCACATATGAGTATTGTGCAGAGTATCTTCTCATAACGTCGAGATTTGATCGCCTTCATCACTGCCTTGTCAGTTCTGTAGTATTCGTTGGCTTCATTGTGGCAGGCATCTGAGAGTTTTATCAGGTCTTCTTCAATTTCAGAGTAATCAATCTCATCGCACCGCACCTTCAATGAGTAATTTGTCTTGTCACGATCACCTGCTGTTGAATACTCTGAATTGAACTTCGTAATCATCAGCTTGATGGCTGCTTGAATGTCCTCTGGTATCGGCTTGTCTATCGACACATTCTTGTTCAATTCGCACACAGGATCCACGATAAAAATGTCTGACCTCCCAGCGTCACCAGATTCAAAAGCATCTGAATCAGAAAAGTATTTCGAGTATGCACCTGGTGTTGATTCGTGAAGATAAACTGCGCACGGATTAGTAATGATCTTTGGAATATCCTTGCGCTCTTTGTCGGAGTACTCTTTCTTCAACATAAAAATCGAATTCGCCTTGGTGCTGAGAAGGTCAAGTTCATACCCACGAAGCGTTGCAAGATCACCAGCACGAGACTGGCCAATCTGGCCTGCTTCATTGATGATGTAAGAGCGCACACGAAAATCAGCGAGGTGCTTGTGCTGCGGAAGAAACGAGAAGCTATCAGTGCCTGAATAGAGCGCTATTCCTGCGTTCTGCGGATTGCCACCAGCTTGTATTTGTACCTGCACTTTGATCTCATCGATGATCTTCGAGAAGATCTTTCCTGGTGTTGCTTTGCCTACGCCAGTCTCACCAAGCAGAATGCGCTTGCGCATCGTGGTATTGCCGCGCAAATGAAACATGCCGCCGCCGAACGTAGAAACGATGTGCTCTGCTGTGACGACGGCTATCTCATACTGATACTTGTGCATCGTCGTGAGCGTGTACTCAGTGAGACGACGAAGAAAACCGGGAGGCTCTGGAATGAAGGTGAATTTGTTTGAGCGGGAACGGTTGATATATGTGTTGCTGATGTCGATATACCGCGGTGCTTCTTTTACCTTCGCAGTTGAGCGAACAAACTCCCTCTGAGATTTAATCGCTTGTCGAAACACTTCACGACGCTTGCTTAAATCAACATCCGTTCGATTGTTAAGCTTAACAGCAATTTCGATGAACGGCCAAATTGCTTCTTCGATGATCTTGTCGTCAGCACCGTGACCCATCATCGACGTGATCATCTTCACGTAGTTCGTGTGTAGATCTCCGGTGGCGAGCATCCGGTCTCGACACGTTGCGAAGTCTTCTGAATCTTCAGACTTCTGTTCTGGCTCGTGTTTAGATCCGTTGAGCTTTTTATCGAACTTGTACTTTTCAGGAACTGAAAACTCGCCATCGAAGCTCTTGAAGATTCCAGACTTATCGCAGTTGACAGATACGTACCAGAACTGAGACCAGCGGTATGACTCTTCAGCGAACTCGATGGTTGGTATCGCATCTTGAAGAAATGCCGTTGCACGCTTGCACTCTTCGTGAGATGACGTCTCGTACGGCACGAGAATGCGGTAGCGTGGTGCTCCGTCCGTGTGCGACGAGCTTGTGTAGATGAAGTGCGGAATGCCTTGCGTTTGCAGCAGGAGGCTTGCGCGCTTTGGCGGGACGTTCGTGTGGTCAACGTCAGCGATCAGAATCCATCCGCGCACCATGCTTGCGTCATTGCGCTTGGTGGCTTCGCCGCGTAGAAACCAGAATGCCTGGTCTTTCGATAGACCCTTGCTGCGATGTGTTAGTAAAGCGTCTTCTAAATCTTCTGTAAAGCTCTTAAAATCTGCGTACTCGTTGTTTTCTACTTCTGTTGTTTGCTTTCCTCTTCCCCAAGCAATTTTCATGAGTGCGCTCTTAAAAAAAGTTAAAATTGAGCATCATCGAGTATAACACAAAAGACACCTTAGCAGAAAGAGCAGATAAAAAGTTCGTTCTTCCTGCTAATGTATTTCTTGTGGTAGACTAACCGTGAAAACATAACGAGAGAGAAAAGCATGAACGAACATTTCCAGATTAACGATGAGGAATGGGCCAAGCTGCAAGCCAAGGGTTGGGACGTTCGCAAGCTTTATTATATAATGGGCCAGTTCGGCAAGGCAGGCGGGTTGCTCGGTCTGCTCTACCACATTGACTCAGAAGGAACTATTGAGCATGATGTTGCAAGTGCGATGTTCAACAGCCTTAACAATAAAGAAAAGCTTCAAGTCTTGGAGTACCTTGAAAGAGCGAAGGAGAACTTCGCTGAAGACGACGAAATAATCTTTGGAGATTCATAAATGGCAATTAAGATCCGCACACTCAAAGACGCCGCAGAAGGCAATGGCGTCAAGGTGCTCGTGTATGGTCCGGCTGGCGTTGGCAAGACTGTGCTGTGCGCCACTGCTAAGATGAAGACGCTGATGCTGTCGGCAGAAGCTGGACTGCTCTCAATCAAGGACGCGCCGCACGACATGATCGAGGTGATCGAGGTCAAGTCGATCAACGATCTCGAAGAGGCCTACAACTACGTGCGAGCTAACCTCAGCAAGTACGAGCTCATCGCACTTGATTCGATTTCTGAGATCGCAGAAGTGCTGCTTTCTGAAGAGAAGGCGCGCACGAAGGATCCACGTCAGGCGTATGGTGTGCTTCAGGATGAGACCACGAAAATTCTCCGGCGCTTTCGTGATCTGCCACTGAATGTCATTATGGTTGCAAAACAGACCAGAATGACGGACGATTTTACCGGCATCACCAACTTCATGCCGGCGATGCCGGGTAAAGCTCTTCCGCAACAGGTCGGCTATCTCTTCGATGAGGTATTCGCCCTGCGTGTCGTGAAGAATGATGAAGGCGAAGAGGTTCGAGTATTGCAGACCAATCGCGACATCACGTATGAGGCCAAGGATCGTTCTGGCCTTCTTAATCAGTTCGAGCCAGCGAACCTGGCTCATGTGTTTTCCAAGATAGGAGTGAAGACAAATGCCTAAGCTGCCCAATACTTTTCGCAAGGGCGAAGACACGATGGAAGACTGGGGTGCTGTTCCTCCAGGCGACTACCTCTGCGCGATCGACGATTCGGATATCGTGCTAACGAAGAAGGCGCAGGAGGAGAAGAACCCGGCGCTTGGCCAGATGCTGAAGCTGCGCTTCACTATTTTGAACGGTGATTACAAGGGTCGCAAGATCTTTGTGCAGCTGAACATCATCAACCAGAACCAGACGGCTGTTGAAATTGCCAACCGCGAGCTCAACACGATTCTTGCTGCTGTCAATAAGGTTGCCATCGAAACGAGCGAAGAGCTGCACAACATCCCGATGATGTGCAAGGTCGGCATCGAGAAGGACAAGTCGGGCAACTATCCCGACAAGAACAAGATGCTGAGCTATTCGCCATACGATGGTGAGCCGGTTCCTGCTGCTGCGAAGGCTGCTGCCTCTGGAGCCAGTGACGGAAGCAAGAAGAAGCGTCCATGGGATGATTGATTTGTAGTGTGGGTGCTTGGCCGAAAGCTTTAACATAAAGTAAGTAGGCCATTTTTTGAGAGGTGTAAGATGCAAGATCTTAATCCGGCTGCTCCTTATCAACCGAAGAGCAGAACTAGCAAGGCTGCTGCGAGAATTTCGAAGAAGACCAATGCGAACTCGCAGCTCATTCGTGTTCTCGGAGATTACTACTTGGCTGGTGCAAAGGGCCGCACTGTTGATGAAATTTCGATTAACTGCAAGATCCCGATTCAGTCAGCTGGCCCACGGTGCAATGACTGCCAGAAGCGCGATTGGATCATGAAAGTTGGAAGAACTCGCATGACTCAATGGAGCAAGCAAGCTGAAGTCTGGGTCATAACTATGAAGGGCTTAATGGAGTACGAGCGCATAATGAATGGTGAAGCGAGTGCCTAGCATTCCAGTCAATCTTAGCACGACGAAGAATGTCATCGAGAGCAAGCTGTTTCAGCAAGAGAAGCGTCCGTATCTTGGGATGTCTTCTCTTGGCTCACCGTGTGTGCGCAAGCTTTGGTTGAGCTTTCGATGGGCTACCACTGAAATCGTAGAAGCCAAAAAACAGCGTATTTTTGATCGGGGAAATCTTGAAGAAGAGCGCATTATTCGAGACCTGAGAAACGCAGGCCTGCAGGTTTTCGATGAGCAGCTTGAGCTGGTCGGCTTCGCCGGTCATGTTAAAGGGCATATCGATGGCAAGGCACTCAAGGTAATCGAGGCTCCGAAGACTGTCCATCTGCTTGAATTCAAGACGATGGCTGACAAGTATTTCAAGGTATGTGCCGAAGTTGGTGTAGAAGAAAGCAACCCGATCTACTACGCTCAAGCGCAGCTATATATGGGTTATGGCGACATGACACGAACGCTGTTCGTAGCGACAAACAAGAACGATGAAAGCAGACACTACGAGCGTCTCCATTTTAATCGCGATGAATTTGAAGACCTACGTGATAAAGGAGAGGCTATAGTGACATGTGAGCAAATTCCAGCCAACATGTTTGGGCCTACGCAGTTTATTTGTCGCTGCTGCAAACACGGCGAAATTTGCTACGCTAGTCAGCCACCAGATGTAACATGTCGTTCATGCCGTAATGTCAATATTCTTGATGACGGCAAATGGGAGTGCGACCTTACTGGTTTCGAGCTTAGCATTGATGACCAGAAGGCAGCGTGCGTTAGATACAGTAGATTGTTCTAGCTCGGTCTGACCTCTCGGGGTGAGCGGGGCATCCTTAAGAATCTGTCAGTAGACCGAGCTGTTCTGCTAGCTGGCAGATTCAACCCCGCACTAATTCTATTCTATGGAACCGAGATACTATCAATCTGAAGCAAGAGACTCTCTGTACGCAGCGATTCTTGATGCTGACACGCATCCTGTCGCTGCGATTCCAACTGGCGCTGGTAAGTCTCTCGTCATCGCTGAATTGATCCGCGTCACACTGGAAGACAGCCCAAACTGCCGCATGCTCATTCTTTCTCATACGAAAGAAATTCTTGAGCAGAACTGGAAAGAGATCAAAGAACACCTTGGTCTTGAAGTTGCTTTGTACTCAGCCGGGCTTGGCTCGCGTGATGTTGGGCAGATAACAATTGCTGGCATCCAATCTGTCTACAACAAGCCAGAACTCTTCGAAGGAACTGATGTCGTCGTCATTGACGAGGCTCATCTCATCCCACTAGAAGAGAACACAATGTATCGGTCGTTTCTCAGCGCGCTAGACGACGTCACCTACGTTGGGTTGACCGCAACTCCGTTCCGGCTTGGTACTGGCTACATACATGAAGGCAAGGATGCGCTGTTCAATAAACTTGTCTGCGATTACACATCGAAGGAAGCATTCAATAAGCTAGTAGATGAGGGCTATCTAGCGCCTCTAATATTGAAGTCCACAGACCACACGATGGACGCCAGCAATGTCAAGGTGACTGCCGGCGACTACAACGTGGGTGCACTCGCAGACAAATTCGACCGCGAGGCTGTAACGCGTCAGATCGTGGATGAAATTGTGCGCTTCGGCAAGAAGTACAAGAAGTGGCTGATCTTCGCAATTGACATCGGGCATGCCGAACACATAAATTCCGAGCTGAAGAAGCATGGCATTGCAAGTGCATGCGTACACTCCCGCATGACGACTCCTCGTGACGAAGTGATTCAGGCATTCAAAGACGGCGAATATCGTGCGCTTGTCAATGTAGATGTGCTGACTACTGGATTTAACGTGCCAGGTGTAGACCTAATCGCAATGGCTCGTCCCACGAAGTCTCCGGTTATCTACCTGCAATCTCTTGGCCGCGGCATGCGAACTGCTGAAGGCAAGGATCATTGTCTCGTGCTAGACTTCGCTGGCAATGTTCAGAGGCTTGGCCCGATCGATAATGTTCAAGTAACTGTCAAAGGAAAAGGCAAGGGTGGAGAGCAGATCACAAAGTTATGCCCAGACTGCGGAGTTATTCATGCTCCGTCTGTCCGTGAGTGTAATGCTTGCGGCTATCAATTCCAATTCAAGCATGGTCTCAGCCCGACTGCCGCCACTGGTAGTGTCACTGAACCTATCACATGGGTGCGAGTTGATTCGGTCAGCTACGGTTTGCATCACAAACCTGGCAAACCAGATTCGATGCGCGTCACATACCACTGCGGTCTCGCCGACTTTAACGAGTGGATCTGCATTTCTCACGATGGCTACGCTGGTGCGAAGGCGATGAATTGGGTGCGCCGTCGCTACAACAAGCCGTTCTCTCGCGATGTGTACTTCCTGCTAAAGATCTCACCACTTTTGAAGAGGCCTTCTGCAATCCGTGTGCGCAGAACTGGAAAATATGTTTCTGTTGAAGGCTACGAATTCGAAGATCTGAATAATGCTGCTTGAAGGGTCGGATTCCGGCCTAGTAAAAACCCTGCTGCGAGCAGGGTTAAATTGTGTAAAATTTGTACAATTTGAAGGTTTTTGGAAAAAGCAACACCTTTTATTTCCTAAAAAGGTTGTTCCAGGTCAAAAAACCTGCGTTTTCTGGTTGCGGCCTCCGACCGCTATTCTTTATATTGGAGCCTACGGTGCCGCCGGACGCGGCGCCGCAGCGGGTCCGGGCTCACTAGTGTGGTGAGGCTTCAAGCGAAACCAGACCCATCGAGCGATCCAAGCATCGAGCTCGAGAACCTCGCCCGACACGAGGCTAAACAAAGTCAAGCCGCCCGCAGGAGCGAGATCCTGCAAGGCTGGTGGCGCTCCCGGCCGAAACAACGAAGCGTGTAGCCCGATCCCGGGGCTGTGGCAAATACCGGATACGACTCGGACCGAGTTGTTAAGCGATACCTCTGCTGCTCGCCGCAACGGCTTCTGCCGTGCGACTACTTCCTTAAAGTCACTGCCGCCTGATGGGGATTTGACCTGGAAGGAAATCGTGTAAGGGTTTAGCGGAAATCGTAGAAGGTTCCCTCCACCAAGTTGCCTAGCAAACAGCTTGGGATCTCTCGGGCTTAAACCGAGAGGTCAGGTGGAAGCAAGTTCAATCCCGATCTTGCTTCTTACTGACCAGGAGAAACACAATGAGACTCGAAACACACGTTCGCTACCTGATAAGGATAGTTTGATGCTCAAGCTGCGTCTCAAAACTGAAGAGCAGAAGGTCGAAGAGGTTAAGGTAGAGACGCGAACGAAGTTCGTAGCGTTGCGTGCTGAGGCAATGATGAAAGCTGAAGCACGCATCGCTGATGGTACTTTGAAGCGGTCTGATCTTGGGAGTTATCTGCGTGGTTACATGCACCACAAGTTTGAGGAGATAGCAAATGAAAAAGTTCGATCCAAGAGATTTGCAAAGTGTGACACCGGAGATGATCAAGAAGAACAGTCAAGCCGGCGAAGCGCTCCGAAGCATAGTAGACGGTCTCGCATCTCGTACACTAAGTTCGACAGCAGCGATGGAGAGGCTGAGTGATCTGCGTCGCTTCTTCTACATGAAGGCGCAGGCCGCACCACTTCATAGTGATGAGCGCATCGGCTGGTCATGTGGCGTAATACTTGCAAACACAATTTATCATCAGCTCGAAGAGCACGGCTACTAGGAGAAACACAATGACCAAGCTTCTCAATGCAATCGTTCTGATCATCCTCCTGCCAATTTCGTTTCTGATCTTCCCGATCGCCCCGATCATCTGGGTTCTGCTTGTGTGGTCTGTGCAGTCACACTTCAACAAGCAAGAGCAGGCTAAGGCAATAGCGAAAGCCATCAAGGAGGCTCAGTCATGAGTGACGTTTTCATCGCTGCAATCATCGCCGCGCTTATCTCGATCGTCGTTAGCATCGAGATGTACTTCTTCAATCGCAAGTAGGAGAACAAAATATGAATGACAACATCACAACCACAATGTCTCGCGATCAGATGGGTCGCTACTCGCTCAACGTATATGTGAATGACAAGGCTGCAGGCAAGTTTCACGTCAGCCCATCGTTCAATCCGAAACAGCGAGATGAGCTTCAGGCTATCGTGAGCCGCGTGCTCCACAAACTCTTCAACTAACGCAATTGGGAGAACTACAATGAGAACTACTAAGACCAAGCATCCTTCGATTGTTGACTACAGCCTTGACCGGGTTCACACGGCCATGGTTCGTTCCATGCTGGCTGCGATGGATATCTCCATCAAAGATCAGCCCGCTGGTGCTGATGATCGCAAAGCTCTGCTGGAAGCAATCTCCAAGCAGCAGCACGAGCGGTTTCAGCAGCTGTACAAGATCATCGTGCTTGGCTACCAGCTCGATGACTTGATCCAGCGTGAGCCCGGCGTTCTCGCTCAGAGCGAGATCTCCAATCACGTACGCACTACCTTCTCGGACTTCACTTACGCGCAGACTGAGATTCTTAAGCAGTCTCTGTCTAGCCATCTTGCTGAGAACCGCAAGGATCTCAACTCTATGGTCGAGAAGCATAAGGCTGACACGATTGCTGCCACCAGGGCTGCCATCGAGGAAGCCTCCAAGAAGTTTGTCACGATCAAGGTTAAGGTCGGCAACAAGTCTGCAAAGACGATTGCTGGAACGCTGCCTGCTGAGTTTAAGCGTATGCTGCAGCTTGCGCAAGCACGTCGCAACATTCTGCTTACTGGCCCAGCCGGATGCGGCAAGACCTTCATCGCTGGCAAGATTGCTGAAGCGCTTGATCTTCCTTTCGCTTCGCAATCGTGCAGTGAGGGCATGTCTGAGTCTGCGTTGGTTGGTACGCTGCTACCTACTGGTTCGGCTGGTCGCTTTGTTTATAACCAGAGCGAGTTTGTCCGCATCTACGAGAATGGCGGCGTGTTCCTATTCGATGAGATGGATGCGGCAGATCCGAACGTCATGGTCTTCATGAACCAGGCACTCGCGAACGAAGGCTTCTTCCTTCCGCAGCGTGTCGAGAAGCCATACGTTAAGAAGCATGCCGACTTCATCGCCATCGCCGCGACTAACACTTTCGGCAATGGTGCTGACTCGATGTATGTCGGTCGCAACCAGCTTGACGCAGCCACGATGGACCGATTCAAAATCGGCACCATCAAGATGAGCTACGATGCTGCTGTTGAAGAAGCGATCATCGATCCTGAGATTCTGATTTGGGGTCGTCATGTTCGTGAGCTTATCGTTCATAATCGGCTGCGTCGTATCATGTCTACTCGAGTGATGCGCGATGCTTCCATCATGAAGGTGGAGCAGGGTTGGACGCTGGCTGAGATCAAGGAAGGCTACTTCGCTGACTGGTCTCGTGATGAACTGGCTATGATGAGAGACGTAGCATGAAGAACTTCACTGTTACTGAAGGCAAGGGGGAGCTAGCGAACGTGCTGTCGATTCACTTCGACAATCTGCATGACTTGATCGCTTCCGAAGTTGATCAGAAGAGCGAAGCCTCGTACAATATAATCAAGCGAACCACGAAGGGATTCGAAAAGCTTGGCGCTAATTCAATGGATGAAGTTGTTTCAATGGCGCTCTACGGTAGCGACTGGCTGCTTGAGAAGGTCAATGCTCTTTCAGCTAATGCTGAGCATTTGCAGATTGGAGACCGCAATGAGATCATGACCCGGCGACGCAGGAAGCGCATCAAAGGAGATCATGGTGATGAGATCGATATCCAAGCTGTGCTGATGGGTAAGCTTGATCGAGCTTGGACTCGTCGCAAGCACATCGAAATTGACAGCGAGTTTTCGCTGTACACAGTCTTAGTAGATGTTGGCGGTCTCTGGGATGTAACATTCGATGAATCGATCCATCGAGCGATCGTAGCTCTTCGAGTTACGGATGACTTGATCCAGGCTGGCAAATCTGTGCGAGTGATCGTTGGCTCTGCTGCTGCTGGCGTATACAAAAGCACTGAGCTTTCTGGAAAGATAATAACTACAGATATCACTGTAAAAGAATACAATGAGCCTCTGTCTCTTGAGCGGCTCGTGGCGATGTCGCATATCGGGTTTCACAGAAGCTTCAACTGGAAGGCACGAGCTATGCTTCCTAATGTCAACTCAAACATGGGCTCAACTAACGACTACCTAAAGCACTTTCCACCTGCCCACATGGACGGTGAAGCTTCAACTCGCTATATCTACATCCCTCAGTGTTTGAACATGATAGATGTAAAGAATGCCCTTAGATCTATCCAAGAGAACCTCCAACGCTCTGTTGCGGTTCCGACCGGGTTGGTTTAAGGTTTCAACGTCGGCGCGGGGTTGGCGGCGCGGGGCCGGTAAACGGACTCCCTCCAAAAACTGGCTCTTGTCAACCCTGCGACCGATCTGCTCTTTAACAATCCTAAGACTACTGTGAGAGGTAAGTCATGAAAGTTTTGTTTTCGCAAGACATGAAGCCCCTTCGCAAGGGCGAATTCGTGAAGGCTAACGTCGAGGCTGGTGAGTTCATCCTCGATACGTCCGATCCTCGCACTTGCAATAAGGCTGCGTGCTTAGCGATCGCAAAGAGGCTGGCGATCAAAGGTGCCACGCAGATGAAAGACGTGCAGCTGTTCGCTGCCATTTCCGAGAAGTTGCTTTCCATTAACTTGCCTGAGATAAACAAGATGACTGAAACCGACAAGACCCTTGAGATCGTGAAGGCCGGCAAGGCGGCGAACCAGTCTGATGACGAGATCATCATTGCAATCGTCCAGAGTGGCATCGGCTACAAGAAAGCGCTGAACGCATACAAGTCGGCGCTTGAGACTCTCGGCCTCATCAAGAAGGATATGCCGAAGAAAGATCGCGACGAAGCTATCGCGAAGGCGTTGGCGAAGGAGAAGTTCGCTGCCACTGAGTACCAGGCCTGGAGTGATCGGGCTGAGAAGTTTGTTGCTTCGATGGAGGGTGTCACGTTCTCCGGCGCATATGCTTCGATCAAGGCCTACGCCAAGGAGCACGAGCTCGAGGCTCCGAAGAAGCCGAAGGGCGCGAAGGTCGGCAGCGGTTCTCAGATCAAGAAGCTCGTGGTCTGGATGCTGAACAACCTCAAGGCTACCGAGGAGCAGTGGGCTGCGCACTGCAACGAGATTAATCTCGGCAAGGGTCGCCAGAAATCCTTCGGTGAGATCTTCAAGGTCCTGCAGGAGAACATCCAGAGCTGACCTTCAATTCGCCTTCCTTCAACCTGCGCGGGGCGGCTTCGACCGCCCCGTTTTTTTGCCCTAAAAACCATGCTGGCGTTGTGGTCTTTACCTGCTCCGGCTGCCCTGCCCCGCCGCCCCGCCGCCCCGCCGGCCCCGCCGGCCCGCCGGCCCGCCGCCCCGCCGCACCGGCCGGCCCGCCCGCCCCG